GGAGTACGGTAAGGCTCCGGTGGAGAGGGTGGTGTTGGGTAACGTTTAGATTTGTGCGAGAACCATGACATATTTTACTCCAAAAAAAAGCCTGGACTAACCAGGCTTACTTATAAATTACTCTAGTTCCTATACTTAAATTATTAAGCGGACTTTCTTTAGGTGTATAAATTTCTTTGCCTACACCTATCATACAATATTCGTCTGTTTGTAAATCGTGTATAAACCAACTACTTGTGTGTGTTTCAAAATTTACGTAGAGTAAATTAACAGTGAGTTCATTAGGAGCTTGAGTAGCTATAACTAACTTTTCTCCGTATTTTTCCATAGTTGCTTCTACATCTTCAAAGCTTCCGCACATGGCTTTAACTTGTCTGCTTCTAGGTTCAGCGTTAGCTGCTAGAGTGACGGTAGCCAGTAAGATGGCAGCTAACAAGGTCTTCATTTTAGGTCCCTAAAACTTTATTTATTAATTGGCTAGAGGATTATCCAAGGCTTTTTTAATCTTATCGTCAATTTCCCGTCGTAGTTGTTTAATTTCTTGTTGTGTTTCTTTTTGGTTACGTGTAAGTTCTTGATTGATCTCTTTGATAGTTTGATCACTGTAACGACGTATATCTTTAATGGCGTTGTCGCTTTCTTTACGTATTTCTTTTACAGCCGAATCAACTTCTTTTTTAGTGCTGTTTACTGTTTGGTCAGCATCACGCAGCCCACTTTTGCTACTACGTTCTACGTTCTCGACTACAGTTTCTAAACGACGTATATCATTCTTTAAATCGTTTTTAATATCCTGTGTATATTCTGTACTCTTGTTTACACTAGCTTCAATAACTTCTAATTTCTTTTCAAGTTCGCTAAGGTCAGGTGCTACATAGTTTGCTATCTTATCTTTCATATCCATGTAATCTTTATACACTTCAAATGCTCCATAAAGACCACCTAGTATAGTACTGACTATAGTACCAGCTATCATTAGTTTAGCAGGTGTAAACTCATATCCACCAATACTAATCACAGTGTTAGCACTAGCATATTTTTCTGCTGCTTCTTCTAATTTGTCGACTTGTTCGTCTATGTTTTTGTTACTCATATTAATTTCCTATGTTATACTGTTGTTCTATCATCATCTGATGTAGAACATCGCTCTTACCATTTAAAAAACGTTCAGCTCTAGCATTATCTACTGTACGCTGTCCCTTATAAATTTCTTTAGGTGTGTAAAACTGTCCATCGCGCATACCATTCATGTACAACTCAAATCCTTGTGGTGTTTGTGCTATTGCGGCAATGTCCATGTTGCCGGCTGCTGTATTTGGTTGTACATTTTTATTTACAGTTGGCCCTGTAGTTTGAGTGGATGTATCTGCTGGTTTAGGATTAGAACTTTGATTTATAGAATTTAAAGGTCCTGATTGTGTAGAACTACTCGGCTGAGTAACCGTCTCTGAAGTACCTGTGTCATTTCTTTTTTGTACAGCTTGTTCTCTTAAAATAGATTCTACTACACTTTGTTGTTCAATTACCGATTGTAACAAACTCTGTTCTTGAATATTTTTAATTATACTTTGTTCGCGTTTTTCATTTTTAGCAATAGTGTTTAATGCTATAGAATTAGACATTGATATTATCTGTTGTTGCTGTTTTTTATTTTCTTTTGATGATTCTTTTGTTACAGTAGGAACGCCATCAGGAGCACTTAATTCTCCTGAAGTTGTTAATTCAACACCACCGGCATTTTGCACAGTAGGATCTGTACGTGTACTATCAGGTGCTAGATTTATATTAGTATAACCAGAAGCTGCGTTATAAGTTACAGTAGGTGTACTGGCAGTATTTGAATTTAGAGATGCTACAAAGGCAGCGCCGTACCCTGAACAACTAGGACTATACAAAGGATTAGAAACGCAAGGATCTACACTATAATTTAGACTAAGACTGAAATTCATAAATTCTGGCCCGTAGTGTCCTGCCCAATATCCAGAGTCTCGACTAGTAACTGCTAATTGTATATTGCTTACTGCCGATAAAGAGTAGGGATTGTCATATGTTCTTGTTCCAGAGAATGAAGTCCAATTTGGAATATGATAACCATAATTATATCTGTCATTAACTAATAATGAACCTGTATTACTATAGAGATTAACATCAACGTAGGTGATAGGATCAAACCCGCCTGGTTGCTGTCCGTTGATGTTAGAATTTTTTACACTCCAGGAATAATTATAACCATTAATTTGTAAACCTGTGCCAGCATTGGCTAATGCTTGATTAATGGCTATAGTCTGACTTAGAGTATATTGGCCATAACTAAAAATAATTTGCCCGGTACTGGAATCGTAACCTGGACAAGGACCACCCGATGTTCCTCCCCAGAAAGATCCACTCTGGTTGGTATAACAGCCGGACCAGGCATTTCCAGTATTACCTACTAAATTATTAGTAGTATAGACCTGTGAAGGATCTAATTCCTGAGCGTTAGAACAGACTGAAAAGAAGGATGCCAAGTAAAGCACCCCAACCAGTTTTCTTATAGAAATCATCACTCTTTGGTTCCTCGTATTTTGGCCACTTGTTAGTATTTTCGTTCCATGCCACGCGAGCCTGCTCGCCAATTGCACCCTCGTAGGGACAAGGTGTACCAGCATTCCACATAGCATCAAACACACGACGATCTTGACACATGATAGACACCGCAGCAACTTTCATTCCCATATCATAAAGTGTCTTGGCGTTCTTTAATCTTTCGCAATTCATATCACGTATTGTACCTCCACTACTGATACCTAGTATCTGTGTTTGTACAGCACCACTAGTTCCAGTAGTACATAAGTCATTATTGCCGCCACTCATCATTGCCGGAGCAATAGCAGTCGGCGGAGGTTGTATAACCTTCTGTGTTATATTACTATCATTGATATTACGATTAGTCATATCACCAGAATTAACATTTGTGTTTATATTATTACTGGTTGTAGAATTAATGTTACGATTAGTCATATCACCAGTGTTTACATTATTGTTATTAAATGTTTGAGTTCCACTGTTTATATTGTTATTTGTATTAACACTTGTACTGGTATTTTGATTTATGTTAGTATTAGTGCTTGTACTGTTAACTGTAGTATCATTAACATTATTACTTGTACTAGTGCTATTACTATTGACCGTACTGGTACTAGTGCTAGTGCTATTTGTATCTACTAGTGTGCTACTATCATATGTCTGGGCCAAAGACCCAGACATAGCAGCCATCAATGTTATTATTGTTATTTTGTTCTTCATAGTTGATTCGCTCCCAACTTATTTTATTTAAGTAGGAGCGAATCAAAAATTTTGCGAGTGTTTTATGGTACTTTGAAACTAATCTTACCAATAGGTTTACGTGTAGCCATATAATTATTACCTGCTACAACTTTGATAACTCCATTAAACACAGGAGGATAGATGACATTAAAATTATTAAAGTTGGCACCGCCTTGGCCTTTTTTCATGGCAGATTTAACCTGTATCATTGTACTACGTTCTAGTACAGCTTTGAAGAAGTTACTAATGCCAGGCATTTTGTTTAAATGATCAGCAATTAATTCTGCAACACCAGCCAATACATGATATCCCATGTCATAGGCTGGGTCAGTAAACTTTGCACCTTTTCTGTTTAAGGCCATTTGTATTCCAGGAGTTGCAGCCCACGATGCTTTAGGATTAAATTTTTCACCTTGACCTAATTTACTTAAAATTAGTTGACCTTCTTCTGAGGATATAAATCCAAATTGTATTGCTAACTGTATTGGGCCGTCTTTGGCACTATAGTCAGCAACTGTTTTTATAATTTTTAATATTTCTTGATATTGTTTGTTTTTAGTAATTCCAGAGAAACGAGCTGGATTTTCTTCAATATCCTTAACTAGACCAGTAACTGCGGCAGCAGCCCCGCCCTTCTTATCTTTACTACTAACTTTAAGAGTTGTATTTTCAGTTAAACGGAGATAACTGTCGTATAATAAATTAGATCCTGCGCCCGGAAATAGAACACTGTTAATATCTTGCCATGACAGTCCTAAGGGCGTTAATAGTGCAGATTCTGCTTCTTTGTAGCTACCGCTGACAAAGTTACCGGTAGCTAATGCAATAGGTGCGGCACTTTCTCCTAGGTCAACTTCGTAAGTTGTTATATATTGATCAGCACCAGCGACTGGTGTATCATCACCGTTAGTAACATTAGATAATAGTTGTTTAATCTGTTGATTAATTTCTGGACTAAGATCAGTACGTTGTTTTACAGTACCTGCTAGCTCAGTGATAGAAATATCAACATCTGTAGGAAATAATTCATTAGGTTTTAATTTAAACTGAGCACGTTCTGCTATCTTACTATTAATCTGTGAGAAACCAGTGTCACGGCCAAAGTCAGCATTTGTCCAAGTAATAGGAAATGCACCGGCTTTTTTAGTGTTGGCAAACTTAACAAAAGCCAAACGTTGATTAGTAGTTTGATCATGCCATACTGTAATAAGTGCAGCACCAGACTTTGGATTTACTGGACTATAGTATAGTACAGTCGGGTTGCCGTTTGCTGCCAGCGTATCTTTTAAAGAAGCTCTAAGATCATCTTGTACATCATAACGTAGTTCGTTCGCTGGTAATACTGTTGTACCGACTAGATTGATCTGTTGATCACCTTTAGCGAAGGTTATAGTTTTGCCTTGTGAAACCTCTTGTCCACGCCGGATAATTCCACCTTCAGATTCTTTAATAAATTCTAATGCTCGCATAGTTTAATATTTAGCGTATTTCAGGGAACAGACAATCCTGTATAAAAATACGTACATCTTCTTCATTAAGCCCTAAACTTGCCATTACTTTAGGAGTATGCGGATTCTGTTTTTGATTTTCGCAGTAGTAGTTTTGATTACTAGTAGTATTTTTATGTGTAAAATTAGTTTCTGCTACGGCACTTAGATAATGTTTAATACTAAGATTAGCAAAATTAAAAATTTGAGCAAGTTCTTGATCGTCCTGGACATTACCTGCTGCAACCATACTGCCAGTAAAAATACGTTCAGCCCAGTCGGGTAATTTTCTAGTCTTGTTCCATTGCAGTTTAGCAGCTTCGCTGGCAAACCAATCTATTAAAGGATGCTCATGATCTCCTGCTGGGCTAAAGTCATGAAAACAACCAGTAATTTTGTGTTTACCGGCAATCACATCAAACCCATAGATTGGGGCAGGATTATGAAGATGCGGGAAAATACAACAATGCATCATCCAAAGACCTTTTGTATCTCTAGCATCAACTACATCTATGTGTGCTCTGCGATAACGATCGCTATTCCATACGCGATTGACCCAGCCAGGCTGATTAAAACGATCCATACCAGGCTCATGTATTTCTGTTCCTGTTTCATTAAATTTTTCTTCTAATAAATTTTGTATACCTATTAATGTATCCCATACATTATTCATCTTTGACCAACGCTTTCATAATTTTGATAGCCCACTGAAAAGCGACTCGGGCTTCGTCACCTAGGTCATCTGTGAGCTCTGCTCTAATTGCAGTCTTTAAATTTTCTGCATCTTTAAATTGATAGAATTTTCCTGACCCTGGACATTTTTTGGCAATAATCTGTCCGCCAAATAAATCTCCCATATGTCTGCAATATAAGTGAGCTTTAACTAGATGCTTGTTATCACTATAACTTAAAGCTAAAAGATATTGATAGTATTCGATTGTTTCAGGTAACCATTTTAAGTTATGATTAGGTCCTACAAGTTCAATGCAGTCTTGATAAATTTTATGTGCTCGTTCGATATCAGGTAAGTTTTTAAGCATACCTTGACCTTTAGCTGCTACTTCGATGCCGTTATAAACAAGAACCATTTGCCAAAGATAGTTTGCATATTCTTCTTTAGTAAATGATCCAGTTACAAGTTTTTTAGCAAAGATAGTTCTTTCTGCATCTGCGTGTAGATCTTTGGTTATTTCTCTAAGACTCATTCTTCCTCTTCCATTTTTGCTTGGAGTGGGAATCCATTAGCTCTAGCAAGATTTATAGTTTCTACTAATTTTATTTCAGCGATTTCATAACAATAGCTGCCTGCAACTCCCTTACCAGCCTCGTGTACTTCTATCGTAATTTCTTTCGCTCTCTCTATACTATGTTTGTAAATTTCCATTAACACAGAAATTACAAACTCCATCGGAGTTTGATCGTCATTAAGGAAAATGACTTTCCAATTTTTTGGCTCTGTAATCTTAACAACGATTTTCTTATCTAATTTTACATCTGAAATAGCCATATTATAATCTCCATTTTGTTTAAGGTAAAGTACCACTTTTTAAATACTTAGCAAAGCACAAACGATTAGTATTGTTACCACGATTATACATGGGGTATCGAAAAAGGTCAATACCAAATATAACACTATTACTTGGTTCAATCCCTAACTCGTGACAAAATTTCTTTTGCTGTATAGACCAAGTAGCCCAATTGTGATCAGGACTGAACTTCATTAATTCGATACCTAGTAATGCTCCGAACTTATTAGTATAATTTGCTTTGTTTGATACAAACAGACTATCGTCGTCATCTACTCTACTACACCGCATTCCTATTCTATAGTGTGCAACTGGAAAACTTTTAGATAGACTAAAGGTTATATCTGTAATACAACTATGATTAAAATTAAAATCTATATTTGCACATATACCAAAAAATGCACAATCTACTAATACTGGTACAGATAACTTAGAACATAAAGCAAGTAATGCTTCTGTGCTGTCGTGCTTGTTACCAGTGTCGCTAAATGGTAGACTAATAACTACTGCATCGTTTTCTTCAATATCTAAATTTTCAATAAACTTCCAATTAGGAAAATAATTTCTCCATGCTAATTGATGATACAAATATTCTCCAGGGAAACATCTAAATCGTCTAGTGTTGTTTTTTAAATAAAATTTATCAAACGCTTCAGTTGTACCATTTGAATATGCAGTTATAGGAAAATTATCTAATCCTTGGATTTTATTAAACTTCGTAGATTTTATCCATTGAACATAACTGTCTAAAAAGACTTTAGTTACGGAGTCGTCTCTCATGTTTTCTAATGCTATTAGAGAGGACGATTTTACGAATTCTTCCATTTGAGGATCATTAATAGCCCATGCTCCTCCGTAGGGTAAATTTTTAGACATTATCTATTTGATCTGACGTCGTAAGGTTCTCTAGTGGTTTCATCTATCCAATAAAGACTTCTGTGTGGTAATTCTTCGGGAGTAGAATTACTTTTAAAGTAGAAGAGTCTTAGCCCGTCTCGACTTACGTTTTCAGGACAGGTTAATGGAGTAGGATGCCCGTGAAATAGTTTTGAATGATAGTTCCATAACAGTAGTCTGTTCGGTTTACATTCAATTTTGTGTACTAGATTTTCTCTTTTGAAATCCCAAAATTCAAGTCCGCCGTGCCAAGAACTATCCCATTCTGGATGGATGTATAGTATTAAACTAAGACATCTATTTAAGTGTAATTCTTCATTCCAATTGAAGTCTGTGTGAAGTTTTAAACTATGTCCAGTATAACATCTCATTAGGCCAGCACCGATAAGATGCGGATCCGGTATAACTTTGTTAATACCAGTTAATTCTTCTAGCCAACTGATAAATTCAGAACTATTAAGATTTAAAGTAAGGTCTCGTATTGTGGGGCAATAATCATGAAGCTTGTTACATTCTTCCATAAAGCTTCCATTCCTAGTAAAATGTGTCCACATATACTTTGGAATTTGATTGATTTCTGCTTGTACTTTTTTTAGTAATTCTTCTGGTAAGAAATCATCGAAAAATAGCCAGGGAACAGGAGTCCCCTGGCTATAGTCCATTGAATAGTCTTTGGACTTAAACTTTTTTGTTATTTGTTCTATATAGTGCATCAACTATTTAATCGTAATTAGTCGAGGCTTTAACTCTTCTGGAACGATTACGTTGATCTTGATTTTTAACATGCCGTTAACCACTTCGGCATCTTGAACTACATGATGTTCCATGAGTGTAAATATACGCTCAAAGCTTCTTGCAGCCAATCCTCTATGAACATATTTAGAGGCATCTTCTTCGTTTATTTTGTTTCCTCTAATGATAAGTTCATTTTGATTTACTTCGACAGTGATGTCATCTTTATCGAAACCGGCTACTGCCAATTCAATTTCATAATGACTGTCGTCGTGTTTTAGAACATTGTATGGTGGATAGTTCGAAGTTTGATTTGCAAACCTTGATTCGTAGTTATTAAAAATACGATCAAATCCAATTAATGCTCTATTAAGTTGAGCAAGTGCTGTGGTGTCTAGTCTTTGTAACGAGTTCATAATTTTTCTCCTTTTATTAAGCAAGAATATTGTGCGGCCCCACCCGGGCACCGCACATAGTAAGAGCTAACTGTTAGCCCTTAACTTCTGTAAATTCAGCATCTACTACAGCATCGTCTGAAGATTTTTTAGATCCCTCAGTTTTAACTTTTGCTTCTTGGATGACTTGACTAGCATTTACTAGATCATTTAGCGTACTATCAATGGCTGCTTTGTCATCGCCAGCAACTGCGGCTTCAACTGAATCAATTGACTTTTTAATTGTATCTTTTTGTTCTTCGGTTAGAACTGACTCAACTTCGGTCATGTCTTTTCTAATTTGATGAACAATATTATCAGCTGCATTTCTAGCTGTAATTAATTCTTTTTTCTTATTATCTTCTTCTGCATTAGCTTCAGCATCTTTGATCATTGCATCAATTTGGTCTTTAGATAATCCAGAATCAGACTTGATGGTAATTTTGTTTTCTTTGCCTGTATTTTTATCTTTAGCATTGATATTCATAATGCCGTTGGCGTCAATATCAAAGGTAACTTCAATTTGTGGCATACCACGCGGCGAAGGTGCGATACCTTCTAGATTAAATTCCCCAAGCAATTTATTGTGCTGTACAAAATCTCGTTCTCCTTGGAAGACTTTAATTGTAACAGCAGGTTGATTGTCTTCTGCTGTGCTAAAAGTTTGACTGGCCTTAGTTGGGATAGTTGTATTCTTTTGTATTAATTTAGTCATTACTCCGCCTAGTGTCTCAATACCAAGACTCAATGGAGTAACATCTAGTAAGAGAACATCTTTGCGATCGCCTGCTAAAACACTTCCCTGAACAGCAGCACCAACTGCAACTGCTTCATCAGGGTTAACATCTTTGCGTGGTGCTTTACCGAATAGTTTTTCAACTTCTTCTTGCACCTTAGGCATACGTGTTTGACCACCAACAAGAATAACTTCGTCAATATCAGCAGCAGTGATACCTGCGTCTTTGATTGCTTGACGGCAAGGTGCTAGACTACGTTGAATTAAATCCTCAACTAGGCTTTCTAATTTACTACGAGTAATTTTAATATTGAGATGCTTAGGTCCGTTCGCATCAGCAGTAATATAAGGAAGGTTAACATCTGTTTGTGCGCTATTAGATAGTTCAATCTTCGTGCGTTCAGCTGCTTCCTTTAGACGCTGTAATGCCATAACGTCTTTGCTTAGATCAACACCCGACTCTTTCTTAAATTCAGAGACTAGGTAATCCATGATGCGATTATCAAAATCTTCACCACCTAAGAACGTGTCGCCATTAGTGCTTAGAACTTCAATTTGTTTGTCTCCATCAACATTAGCAATTTCAATAATACTAACATCAAATGTACCACCGCCTAAATCATAGACAGCAACTTTACGATCCTTGTTATTTTCTTTATCAACACCATAAGCCAATGCTGCTGCTGTAGGCTCGTTAATAATACGCAAAACTTCTAAGCCAGCAATCTTACCAGCGTCTTTGGTTGCTTGGCGTTGACTGTCGTTGAAGTACGCAGGCACGGTGATAACTGCTTGGGTAACTTCGCTACCTAAATAGTCCTCTGCGGTCTTCTTCATCTTGCGAAGAACTTCTGCTGAAATTTGTGGAGGTGCTAATTCTTTATCGTTGGCTCTTACCCAAGCATCGCCGTTCTTTGATTCCATAATTTCATATGGCATTAATTCGATGTCTTTTTGCACTGCCTGTTCTTGGAACTTACGTCCAATTAAACGCTTAGATGCATAAATTGTGTTTTTGGGATTTGTTACTGCTTGTCTTTTAGCTGACGCACCGACAAGAATCTCATCGTTAGCATATGCTACAATACTAGGTGTAGTACGAGCACCTTCTGAGTTTTCAATTACTTTGGGGGTTCCGTTTTCGATGACTGCTACGCAGCTATTGGTAGTACCTAAATCGATACCGATGACTTTGCTCATAATATTTTTCTCCTTTAAGTAAGCAAGATTTTTTGGACTCTTGTCCTTTGTATAGCCCTATTGGCGCTAGACAAATTTATTTATCTTGTAGTAATTTTTTGTAGACATTTTGTACACCTATTGCTTGTCTACGAGCATCTTCTAATGCTTGGTGTTTGTTAGCTTGAGGCATTTCTGGATCTATGCCCAAATCAAAAATTGTTCTAGTATCCCTAACTTGCCAGAAATTCCACGGCGGTGCTTTTTTTAATGCCCTATAATACTGTTCAATAATAACAATATCAAAGGCTGCTCCGTGACTCCAAAAATTAGAGCAATGCCAAGAAAATTTGTGGAATCGGTCTATAGCTTCTTGTATGGAAATTCTATCTCCATCTCCGAATGCTTCGTCCTGCGCTTCTGGTGCTTGCGTACTCCACCATTCGATTGTTTTGTTATCAACAGTCATGCCAAGTTCAGTTACAGATTCAAGATCTACTCTCGCATAAAATTCATCAAAAATTTTATCTGTTTTAGGATCAAAAGTAACTGCGCCTATTGTTAAGATAGCAGCATCGGGAGTGGTGGCAAGGGTTTCTAAATCAACCATTAAATGTTTTGACATAGTGTAATTTTAATATAATTTTTTAGGAAGTTGTTGTTTTTCGAGCTTTTTAACAAAACGCTGACGTCCAGCTGCTTTGTCTTTTCTGCGGGTTGTTGTGGGTTTTTCGTAATACTCTTTTTTTTGAAGGTCTTTTAATTTTCCGCCTTCTTCAATTTTGTTTTTAAGTTTTTTTAATGCACGATTGACATCATCATTTTTGACGTAGACAATACTACCTGCTAATTTCCATTCCTCTCTATTGCTCATCTGTGTCCTCTTCTTCGTCATCGTCTCCTTGAAGATTTTTAACTACCCAGTCTAAGTCGTAAATTCTATTTTTACTAATTAACCCCCATGGAGTTAAATCATCATTAGTAATATAATAAACATTTTGTTCAGCTAGTAAAAAGCTGATGAACATTTTAGTTGTTGAATCACAATTATCTATATCTATAATAATTTCATCGACTTGATGAGCAACACTAAGCAGCCATTCTATATTGCTTTCTTCCTGATCGTACACGAAAACATTTAGATCGTGATCAATTGAACTTAATATTGTTTGAAACTGCATTTTAATTTTAGTCGAAGGCTTAACTAAAAGGTAACTTAAATTATTATTAAAAAGCTTATCCGGAGGAGTGATAAGATTAATTTTTCCTAGATTCATATGTTCCTATTTTTTATTCTGTTCCAAATAGAATTTTCACTTTGTTCTTGATTTTGAACATATTCTATTTCTTCTCTACTTTTTCCTTCTGTATCTGTCTGTCCTGAAGCATTACTATGTATGTAGTTTTTTTTTTGGTCTTCTTCTGATGATTCTGATTGTTCGATATTTTCCTCTGGTTTCTCATTTAGTTGATCATCTAATTGCTCAACTGCTTCCCAAGGAAGATTTTCGATAGCGCCAATGGCATACAAGTGTTTAATTTCTTTAAGGTTTACGTCCGGATGTTCTTCCTTCCATTTTCTCTTTAAAGAATTTTCTTTTAATTCTTCCATATCACTGGCCATCTCTTGATCTGCATCATCGTTGGTCCAGATTAAATCTTTAGAGGTAGGCCATGTCCATTCAGCAGTTTCTTCACCTGACTTTATTTTAGATTCTGCTATCTCATTTAATTTTTCTAATGTTTCATTTTTTTCTGCTAACTCTGCCGCTATTTTAGCATCGCCTTCTAGAGGACGTTCCGTTGGAAATGGATAATATTCTACAGGTTCCTCGGTCTGATCTAGTTCTTGTTTTGCTAATTCACGTATCTGAGCAATTTGCTCATCAGTTAACGGTCCATCATCTTGTTCGTACTCGGCAATTTTTTCATTAGCTTCGGCAGCGCGGTCCTCTTCATCTTCTTTTCTAGAAATATTTCTTAAATGATTAAAAAACTCAGTTACTTTAGGATCTACATTGCCGTATAAGTTATCAACTACATCGCACTCTTTATTAGGGCAGAAAGGTCCAATACCGGGTGCTTCTATAATCTCTGTACCGCACTTAGGACAGTGTGTTAATTCTTCTTGAGTTTCAACTAACGCAGTTTCAACTGGAACTTCTTTCGCTTTTTTACGGTCATCCTTCCACCAGAAGTAACTCATTTGTGCCGCAATTAATAGCAACACTGCTAACGGATCAAACACAATAACTATCATTATGATGACCCAAGTTACTGCCTTTTCTAAAATATTAGCATCTGGATTATCACCGTATATAAACTTAGCAATATATTTGATCGGTCCAACTTCTGCTTCTATTTTTCTATTTTCGGCTGCGATCGGAGCACGTAACTCATTTAATTTGGTAATGTTCTTTTGTTCTTGTGCAATTTCTGATTGTAGTCTTGCACGTTCTTTGGCTTGATTTCTTCTAATTTGTACAGCACGTTCAGCCCCTCGTTCTGTATCAGTCCTTCCTAACATCTGATCTACTTGCGCATCCATTTGTTGGAGAGCTTTTCTGTTAGTTTCTATATTGTCCTTGGAGGTTTTAATCTGCTCATCATAGACAGCCAATCTACTTAATACATCACCACTTACTAAACTTTGATCAGAATGAGCTTTGCTTAAAAAACCAAAAATACCCATGCTGGTAATCACCATTAGTACAATGACAGCTGCCAGCATGTAACTTTTTAGTAAGATAGGAATTCTTGCCCAATAAGCTTTAAGCCAAGTGGCGGCAACTAACTTGGCTAGTTCTAGGCTGATGCCCATGACTATAATTGGATAAAAGGCTGCTGCAAAGATAGCAGTCAGACCCATTACCGAATAATAAATGGCAACAGACGATATAGTTAAACCGGTTAACAGTAGTAGTATAGCAAAGACCATAATTAATATTTATCTGAAAAACGCCATGCATTTGTACTCGGATTATAACAAGCGGTATCAGAGAATGGTCTATTAAACTTTTCAGTTTGTATTTGACCATAGATTCTACGACAACTAAGTCCGCCGTTCATCCAAGTCATTGCAACTTGCACATGGCCGTTACTATTAGTTCTAGGATTATACCATTTGATTAACTCGCCGTTATCTAAATGTTCCAATGCATAATAGACCGCATGTTCGTGTTTTTGTTTATCACTTTCATTTATACGATTAGAAAAGGTATTCCACATGTTATAAACTAATGCAGGAATACTATCTGATCGTACATAATCATCTCTACTAGGAGAGTCCCAAGATTGAGCGTAACAGTTAGTACAGAGCGTAAAGATCAATAACTTCCCAAGTACCATCCGGTTTAAGGCAAGCATATGCTGTGCTTTCAATAATTTGGCCATTTTTATATCTTCTAATAGGACTTTCGCCGCAAAACTTTGCAACTCCAATCTTAGTTTGATAAATTCTGTCGAATCGATTATCACTGCACTTCATTACTTCGACAGTCTTCTCGTCTTTGACTTGTCCGAAGTCTCCTTTAACTACAACAGTTTCAGATCTTAAATCACAAAACTGTTCAGATGTTTTAATAGGAGGATTCGAACTGCAGGCACTTAGGCCTGCAGTCAAACAAATAATGAGAAATAAATTTTTCATTATTTTCTCGATTGTTCGAGAACTTCAGCCGCAGTCTCGTCTACAGTTTTACCTGCAACTCGATTCTGTAGTTTAATTTGTTTGTTCTCGTCAAACGTTCTTGCCATTTCTTGAATATCTTTTTGACTAATCTTCATTAGTACAAAAGCTCGATAGTGTCTCATTTCTGGACTATAGACTACCATCTTCTTATCTAAGCCATAAGTCCTAAGAACACTTTCAGCAACTAGATTAACAATGACATCTTGATTGGCTTGACGTCCGTTAACTTCCTCAGGCCCGCCGGCTTCATTATAGGTCATTGTGGTACGATTATTCATTTCGCCGTTGACTCGATCAATCAACTTTGCTTTAGCTTTGAGTGTAGCTTTCTTCATAGCCATTTCCATCGATGGGCTAACGTCTTCTGCTACAGCATAAAAATAACCTTTTCGATCCCAGAATTTGAAACCGTCCATTTCTTTACCGGAATCAGCATGTTCCAAATACCAATCTGGTACTTCACGTTTACTGATATTTTCAGTACGCAGTTCTTTCATTCCAGAACATGCTGTCAGTGATAATGCTAGAGTTGTTAGTACGAGTGCCTTTTTCATTTTTGCCTTTCAAAGTGTGTGTAAAAAAATAAAACCTCTACAGCTATACTATACTGTAGAGGCTAATAAAAGTCAACAGTTTTGGTTATTTGAAAAGTATCAAAGCGGCCAAAGATGCTTGTACAAAAAAGCCAATGCCGATAGTTACAACATTCAGCATGTCCTTTTGGATAGCAGCTTTGATAAAAAACAACACCAAACCAAGCCAAGTTAAAAGAAAGAGATCTACAGGAGGAAACTTTTCTGTAACACCTGTAAGTACAGCCAATAATGTAGGAATAGTTGACAGATGAATAATCATTACTGCTACCCATCCTAATGCTTCTGCAGACAAGTGGCTTAGATTTTCTTTGAGAACTTCTACAAATTTATTAATGTGTTCGGCTACCATGTGATTCCTTAATTATAAAAAATGTGTTGACCAATTTTTGCTACTCGCTCTCGACCCCACTTTGGATCAACATAATCTGCGTGATAGTAGAGAGCGGTTTTTAGACTAGGAAGTCTAAATCCTTCAAGTAATACTTGTTTTGCAACTTCGTAACTTTCTTTGTATGCCGGCTGGTTAACTGGCCTACGTACTGCTGGGGAGTTACAATACCAACTAAACTGGCAAATAACTTTGTTGTAAACAACATTCCTTTGATGAATTACTGCACATACATCTGATGGGAATTGTCCACTTTTTACTCTATTCATTGTAACTTGTGCAACTGCTACCTTTCCTTCAAAAGGTTCGTAACCAGCTTCGTAATAGATATTTTGAGCTAGACACTCTAACTGTTTATTACGTACTTCTGCTGTGACGTGACTGGTCTTGTGAAAGACGTCAACTTTATTCAGCTTATAGTTTATAGCCACTTGTGCTATAGAAGCAACCATAAAGGCGGCCAAAAGTATAAGCGAAGCTTTAATTAATCTAATCATATTTTTCTCCTTTGATTGTTCGAGTATAAAAGAAATATTTTAATTGCTAAAAATTTATACTCTATTACCTACGCATCTTAGAAATGTCTTTAGCAGCATCGTCACTAAAAATAGGAACTGCGTTAGACTTATGCATAGTGCCAATTCCGATAATTTTATCTCCAGTGTAGGTTGGATTTGGCTTCTTAGTGCATGGTGCCCATGTTGTCACCAGGCTATTATATTTACGACTTTCCTCTAATCTGGGGTTGATTTTCGGCTGATAAACGTCATTTTTGACACTTTTTTGGTGTTTTTTAACATTTGGATCAACTCCCCATTTTGATTTAAGGTCATTCCAGCTTTCTTCCAGCTCTCTTGTTAAACGAGCTTGTTCTGCATTACGAAACTTTTTTTTGCCTTTTTTCTTACCAGTCATGCTCAAACTGGGATGGTGTAAGTGCATAGTCAAATCAAGTCTCCTTTAATAACAAACAAAATATAAGTTTAAAGGAAAAATTTGATTTTGTCTAGTAATTTGGTAGGTCTTTGATTACTTTAGATAAAAGCTCTTCGTGGTCCAAATTTAGTAAATCTTTGGACAGCTCAAATGTAGAATTATCGTTAACGTGTTCTTCAAATCCTAAAATTTCAAAAACTTCGTTTTTTGTAAGCTCTTCGCCACGCATATGACTTACCCAAACCAATGTCATAACATAGCACATGAAAACAGCAGCATCGTTAAAAATACAATGCTCCTCACACCATTCTTCGGTAATTTTTAAATAATATTCAAAATCATATAACCTATGTTCTATTTGAAACAACCAATCTTTTGTGTTATTTCTAGTCCACATGATTTATACCCTAAAAGATTCTCCACAACCGCAATGATCTCTTGCTTGAGGATTATTAAATTCAAAACCTTCATTTAGACCTTGACGTTTAAAATCAATTTCCATTCCTTGCAAATACGGCAAGTTTTTTGGACTTACAAAAATTTTAACTTCTCGATCTTCAAACAAATGATCTGTAGGGTCAACTTCATCAACATACTCAAGGGTATAGGCTAGTCCAGAACAGCCTGTTGTCCTAACACCAATTTTGATGCCAATACCTACTCCTCTTTTTTCTAAATATCGTTTAATTTTATTAGCGGCGGTATTAGTAACTGAAATATTATCAAACATTATGTTTGGCCTTGTAATCAGCAATCGCAGATTTTATTGCATCTTCCGCTAATATTGAACAGTGAATTTTAACTGGAGGTAACGCAAGCTCCTCCGCGATTTGCGTATTTTTAATAGCAGACGCCTGCTCGAGAGTTTTACCTTTAACCCATTCCGAAACCAGCGAACTACTTGCAATCGCCGATCCGCAGCCATAAGTTTTGAATTTGGCATCTGTAATTATCCCTTCGTCAACTCGTATTTGAAGTTGTAGCACATCACCGCAAGCAGGTGCGCCAACTAATCCTGTTCCTACTCTAGGATCATCCTTATCTAGTTTGCCTACATTTCTAGGGTTTTCGTAGTGGTCTATAACTTGATCACTGTATGACATTTTTTAACTCCCCCATTTTAGATTTTATTATTTCTACAATTAATGGACTCATTACGACTTCATAATGGTTGTAATTTACTTCTATCAATTCCATATCGTCACCGTGATGTTGCATACTTTGAATTGTAACTACTCCATCATTTGGTTCAAGAATAAACGGACTTTTTCCTCTAGTTGTTACTACATTAGTCCAAGGATGTTGAACCTTTATTCTTGAGGCTATTTTCATGGGATCGCTATTAGGACCAATGTCTCTCATTAGTCTACTAAATGGTAAGAAGTATCTAGCATAATCTGCTTCTCTGCTACCACCGTACGGAGTAGAAATAGTTACTGCACCAATTACTTGATCAGGATAATGATTCGCTAAATGCAGAGAATAAATCCCGCCTAAACTATGTGCTACAAAAAACACATTGTCAAGATGTTTTAATTTTTCTTTGAATATTTCTAAATTATTAAGAAAGCCGTTACTGCTGTCGTAGTTAAAAGATATACTAGGAACATCTAGGTGATCCCTAATATAATTGAAACTTTCTTCGGTTGCACTTGCACCGTGGATATAAACTATTTGCATGATACAAATATTTATTGTGCTAGCATCCTTACTAGCCCAAGTGCATCAATACTAACTAATAACAGGTAATTTGCGAGCATACCGAAGCTCCTACGAGTCCAAGAAGCCCAAACGTACAAAGCACACCCAGTAATCCAAAACGGGTAGAGTATGAGAAGAGGTGGGCTAGGCACAGTGAGAGCCATAGTAACGCTGCAACCAATAGAAATAGCCCAAGCCAGCAGCTCAATACAAAAACGAGTACGGCTGGAATAATAGTCAGTCCTAATCCAAGAAAAAATTCCATAAAATAAATCGTTCAATTATCCCCCAGCGAACACATCTTTAGATCCTGCTGCTACAGAAGAGCCACAGCCTATAGGATCGCCAATACGTCCAATTTGTTTATTGTTTACAAAAACAGATCCACTACCCGAGGACAAAGAACTATCATGGCAACTAGGTTCTGGATTGCAGTGTGTCACCCAATGATCGCCCTGTCTATGTACTTTAATATTATTGCAGAATACATCGTCGCTGGCTGAGTCATTTACCCTTGGTGGCCAACTGCCGTGCCCTGTACATCCATCACCTAATCTTGTAACTGCTGGCATTATACTGATCCTCTCGACAACGCTTGCACCATTTGAGCTTTACCAGTGTCCCAATTATTTTGTATAGTTTGAGTCACGGAAGCTGATCCTGATGTAGTACTTATGGTATAAGTAATCGTTTTACTTAAAATTTTTGACGGGTTAAACTGGGTAAGAGCGTAAATTTTAGGAGGTATATCTTGATATGGAGTTATATCTACTTCTTTTTGTGGTTCAGTTGTTAGATATTCAAAAGTTTTTTCTGTGAATATATTGATGTATCTTCCGGAAATAGTAACATTAGATCCGCTATAGTTTATAGTCAATCCCTCTGTGGATAAATTTGCACTAACACCAGTTACCGTAGCAGCGATTGGTTCTAAAAATCCTACATCCTCTACACTTATACTTTGAGTAAAATTTTGAAATTCTTCCACAGTTGTAAGTATAGAGGGAGATGCAGTAGACATGTTAAGCTAGTTTAATTCCAGAAGTTTGTTCTAAAAATGTTTTAGCAAACTTTTCATCAGATGCTTCAGCTACTGTGACAGTTTTCTTTTGCAATTTGATTTCTTTGTCTGGGTCTACTGTGAACAAGTAGGGCATCAGACCGGGACCTTGTTGCCCCATACCAATTACCATTGGTCTTGATAGTTTATAATGTAAATCATTTTCTTCAATCAGTTTAGCTACGATTTCTTCGCCTGATGTTAGTTTTAGAGTAATTACTTCGCCTACGGATACGCCTTTATCAATTAACATGTTAACCTTTCAAAAATTGTTTAAGTTCTGTGAATCCACCAATTAATTTATCATCTAAAAAAATCTGTGGAACTGTACGTGCTGTTGGTACTGCTTCTAATAAATCTTCTTTACTATACCCATCGCCAATTTTACGTTCTTCAAATTCAATACCTTTTAACGTAAGTAGTGCCTTTGCTTGATCGCAAAATGGGCAATGATATTTCGACCATACTACTGCTTTCATTTATTTCTCCATCATAATTCTGGTAATTCTTCATAGTCAACGGCATCTGACATGACACCTATAACATAATTAGTCGATTCGTTCTCTTGCAATGCAGTTTGTTTCTTGCTAGTATCGCTATGCTTGTTAAACCAAGGAATGGGTGTAGTTTTTGGTGCAGGGCGCTGATACTTAATACCAATATCTTTTAAAGCACCTGCGGCTGTATAATCTACAAAATCTTTTAATATATTTGCATTAAGTCCAATCACAGGACCTTTCTTAAACAAATAATCTGCCCATGCTTTTTCTTCGCGTATGACGTCTTCATACATAGAATACACTTCAGCTTCACATTCAATCTTTACTCGCTGAAAACGTTCATCGTCTTTTACCACTGTATTAATTAGCAAAGCAGTCCATTCTTTGTGTAGAATTTCATCTTGCAAAATTAAACTGATAATGTTACCATTTCCGATAAAGATTTTATTCTCAACCATTGCTAAACTTGTAGCGAACGATACCATAAAGCGGAATGCTTCTAGTGCATAACTGGCATTTAGTGCTAACCAAATGGCTCGAATGTGTTGCTCTTCAGACACTGGAGGACTACCTAATTCTTTTGCACAATTAATTGTGTGTAGTTGATCGTAATACTTGCCTACACTTGATGCCATATTGACAATTTCTTCAGTGTCGTGAATAGTGTTGAACACTTCCTTAGGCACGTTGTAGATATTACGAATAATATGACTGTAACTGCG